AACGACGCTGTGCGCCGGTCTGGTGGTCTTCTGCCTAGTGAGTGCTCCGGGTACCGGCACCGAGGTCTACAGCGCGGCCACCACGAAGGATCAGGCGGGGCAGGTGTTCAACGCCGCCGTGCAGATGGTGCGCTCGAACGAGAGCCTCCGGGAGCGGCTGCGCGTCATCCCTTCGTCGAAGCGAATGGTACGGGTCGACGATCCCAGTTCGTTCTACGCGGCGCTCTCGGCCGATGGCGATATTCACGACGGTATTCAGCCAGCCTTCGTCGTTCGCGACGAGCTGCACCGGTGGCGCACGCGCAAGGCTTACGACCTCAACGAAATTCTCGAACGCGGCATGATCACCCGCAAGGAATCGATGGTCATCGACATCACCACCGCGGGCGTGGCGGATGAGTCGCCGCTCTGCTGGCGCCGGCATGAGTATGCCCGCCAGATACGCGAAGGAGTGTTCAAGGACCGGCGCTTCTACGGGCGCGTGTGGGCGGCGGACGAAGGCCTGCTGAGGGCGGACCCGGCGTACTGGACCTCGCGGGCGGCGCGGGTGGCTGCGAACCCCAGCCACGAAGACAACGGCGGATACCTGAAGGACTCGGTTCTCGAGGACCTGTGCACGAAGGCGCAGAACGATCCGATTGCCCAGGCCGATTACAAACGCTACCACCTGAACGTGTGGGGCCAGAAGGCGACCCGGTGGATGCCCATGGACGTTTGGAATTCATGCGGCGGCGAGACGCGCCCGGTTGTCGAACGTTACTGCTATGCGGGGCTCGACCTCGCCAGCACGACCGATCTTACGTCGCTGGTGCTTGTGTTCCCGGACGAGACTGACGGCAGCTTCGACGTGCTGCCGTTTTTCTGGATGCCCGAGGGTAACGTCCGCATTCGCGAGCTGCGCGACCATGTTCCGTACTCGCAGTGGGTGAAGGACGGTTTCATTGAGACGACGCCAGGCAATGTGATCGACACGCGCGCCATCCGCAAGCGGATCGAATGGGCCCGTGAGTTGTTCGATCTCCGGGAGCTGGCTTACGATCCCCACGGGGCTCAAGAGCTGGTGAATCTGCTGATCGACGACGGCACGGTCTGCGTTCCGTGCAAGCAGGGTTACACCGCTCTCTCGGCTCCGATGCACAAGCTGATGGAGATCGCCGTAAGCGGGAAACTCCGTCATGCCAACCACCCGGTTCTCACGTGGAACGCCGACTGTGTGGAAGTCCGCAGCGACGGCAACGACTTGATCCGCCCGGTCAAACCGGAGCGGGCGACCAGCAATAAACGGATCGACGGCATCGTGGCCCTGATCGAGGGGCTCGACCGCGCGGTCCGCAACGAAAACGCCGGGATCAGTTACTCCCAGGTGTACAGCGTTTGAGGGCAATTTCTAAATGAAAACTTCACCTGCGGGCATCGCGTTGGTCGAGCGGTTCGAAGGCCTGCGCCTGCGGGCTTACCAGGACGGCAACGGCATCTGGACAATCGGCTATGGTCACACGCCGGACGTGACGGCCGGAGAATTCGAAACGCAGGCTCATGCCGAGGCGGATCTGTGCGCAGACCTCGGGACGGCGGAGGCTGCGGTCACGCGACTGGTGACGGCGCCTATGACCCAGGGACAGTTCGACGGGCTGGTCAGTTTCACCTACAACGAAGGCCAGGGGCGGCTGCGGAATTCGACGCTTCTGAGGCTCTTCAACGCCGGCAATTCGGCGGGCGCGGCGGGGGCTTTCGGATCCTGGGAAATCATCGCAGGTAAGCATTCCGATGGGCTGGAAACTCGCCGTCTGGCCGAGGTAGCGCTGTTCAATTCGTGAGTCCCGGACCATCCTGAAGTGGCCCGGTTTTCAACCGTTCTTCAACAGTGATCCACCGTGACCAACCGTTGACTCACCGTGACCCACCGTTGGCCAACCGTGGTCCACGGAGTCGCGCGTCGCGCGCGCGAACGTAGTCGTAGTCGTATTCGAAGTCGTAGTCGAAGACGAAGGCGTATAAAACCTTTCCTCACTCCGTTCGGAGAAAAACCGATGGCATCCCATGTTTCCTGAAATCACGTCGCGGCTCCGAAGCCTCATGGCAGCGCCGGAACCCCTGTCGATCACGAGGGCCCCCGGTGAGCAAAAGACCGTAGTGTCTCTGGAAGCCGTCACCACCGACTGGTACGCGCGAAACGGCTATTCCAACATCGCCGCGGCGCTGGGCGCCGGTGCCGGGCTCTCGTGGTCAGGGGAGCGGGTCACCCTCGACACCGCGTTGAATCATTCGGTCGTGTGGGCATGCAACCGGATCATCAGCGAGACGACGGGCTTCATTCCGCTGGTGATGCTGCAGGAAGGTGCGCGCGGTAAACAGGTCGCGAAGAATCACCCGATGTATCTGGCACTGAAGAATGCGCCCAACGCCGAGATGACCGCGATGGGCTTCCGCGAAACGCTCACCAGCCATTGCGTGCTGCAGGGGAATGCGTTCTCGCGGATCGTGCGCCGCAGTGGCACCGGCGTCGCAATCGAGATGTATCCGCTCCAGCCCCGCCAGGTCCGCACGGTGAGGAACAGGGCCGGCCAGTTGGTGTATGTCGTCAAAGACGGCAACTCTCAGGAGCAAACCTTCACGGTCGAGCGCGACAAGCCGCAGGACATCTTCCACATGCGGGGGATCGGCAGCGACGGCACCCAGGGGTTCTCCGTTATTTCCATGGCGGCGCAGTCAATCGGGACCGCGATTGCGGCGGAGAAAAACGTCGGCGCGTTCTATGCGCGTGGCGGCAGGCTGCCCTACATCATCGAGATGGCGTCGAGGTTCAAAAGCAAAGAGGACTTCGATAAGTTCCGGTCCGACTGGGAGATGGTCTACTCGGTTCCGCACCGCGCGCCCATCCTCGACGAAGACAAGAAGTACAAACAGATCGGCATCAGCGCGAAGGACTCCCAACTCCTCGAAACGCGCCTGTTCTCGATCCACGAAATTTGCCGCTGGTTTGGCGTGCCTCCGCACCTGGTGGGCGATCTCTCCCGCGCGACGTTCTCCAACATCGAGCAGCTCGCGCTCGAATTCGTGAAGCTGACTCTGGCCACGTGGCTTACCCGCTGGGAGCAGGAGCTATGGCGCTGCGTGCTCACTCCGGAAGAGAAAAATCAAAACTACCTCTGGAAGCACAACCTGAACGCGCTCCTGCGCGGCGACTTCCCCAGCCGCATGACAGGCTACGCGACGATGCTCCAAAACGGCATCGCCAACCAGGACGAAATCCGCGATCTCGAAGACTGGAACCCGATTGAAGACGGTATCGGTAGCGGCTATCACATCCAGCTCAACATGCAGACTCTTCCGCCGGATGGCGGTCCACTGCAACCACCTGCGACGAAGCCGGGGGAGGACCCAGCCCCGGCAGAGGCTACACCGCCGCCGGCCGACGAACCGAAGCCGAAGCCACCGAGGCAACCCGCAGCTACCGATGTCATCGACGACGCATAAAACGAGAGGACCCACAAATCATGAAACCAAAACATCTCCTTCGGATGACGATCAAGTCAGTTGCCCCCGATGGTTCATTTACCGGATCGCTCGCGGTCTACAACAACATCGACCTGGGCGGCGATCTTATCGAGCCCGGTGCGTTCACGAAGACGATTCAGGACCATGGCAACGAAGTTCCGCTGCTCTGGCAACACGACCCGAAGACGCCCATCGGCATGTTGACGCTGGTAGACGGACCCGCCGCGCTCAGCGTCAAGGGGCAGCTCTGCATGGACGTTCCGGCCGCGAAGAACGCCTACATTCTCATCAAGGCGCGAATCGTCAAAGGCCTCTCCATCGGCTTCGACACCGTGAAGGATGCCGTGGATGGCGCCGTGCGGCACCTGAAAGAAATTCGCCTCTGGGAGGGCTCGATCGTCACGTTCCCGATGAATGAGAACGCCCTCATCACCAGCGTGAAGGCTCGCAGGGCCGCGCGCATGGAGGCCAAGGCCGACTTCTCCACCGAGTACGCCGAGATTCAGCTTCAGGACGCGATGTACCAGATGTGGATCGCACTGCGCTACGCGCTGAGTTCGATCCCCTGGTCGGACATGGAGCGCGACGAGAAGATCGCCGCGTCCGCCGCGAGCATCGAGCAATTCACCGCCGCCTACATGGAATTCATTCCCGCTTATATCGACTGGCTCACCGAAGAGTACGGCGATTTCAGCACCATGGGCCGCACCCCGGCAGAGCAGAAGGCGCTTGACCTGAAGGCAGGCAAGACCATCAGCGCCGCCACGAAAAAAACCATCGGCGCAGCCACCGACCACATAAACAAGGCCGGTGAGCACCAAAAGAACGCCACCGATATTCTGACCGCACTTTGCACCGACGAAGCCGCCAATGACGATGACTCTGTTGACACTTCGGAAGGCAAAGCCGCGGTCGTACCCGTACCCGAGCCGGCGACGATAGACCACTCGGCAGCTAACACCCTCATCGACTCCATGAGGTCGCTAATTCCGGCAGCGTAGCGCCGGAAACTCCAACCGCATCACCCCAAAGGAAAACGAGATGGACGAAAAACTCCTGGCCCTGCAGGCCGAGCTGAAAACCTATTTCGAAAAAGCTGCCGAACAACAGAAGGCCAACGGCACCATTTCGGAAGAACTGAAAACGAAAATCGAGGCAGTCCAGAAACAGGCGGACGCCATCGACGCGAAAATTACGGCCGCTGTAGCCGGCGCGCCCGAAGAAGAAGACACGCTCGAAGCGCAGATGAAGAGCGACCCGGGCGTTCAACGCCTGCTGAAGGACAAGCGCGGTAACGCGGTGATCAACTTCACCGGCAAAACCGCCAGGTCCCTGTTCGAACGCAAAACCACGCTCACCACGACGGCGGTCGGATTCGCCGTGTCGGGCGTGTTACCGATCGGGCGGCTTCCCGATATCACGATGGAGCCGCGCCAGCAGCTCACCATCCGGGACCTGTTGACCGCGACTCCGACCACTTTTCAAGTGGTCGATTTTGTAAAGGTGCTTGCCCCGATGACGAATGCGTCTCCGGTGGCGGAAGCGAGCACGAAACCCGAGAACGCCGTGACGTTCACCACCGTGTCGGAGCGCGCCAAGACGATTGCCACCTGGATTCCCGCTACGCGCCAGGTGCTGGACGACTTCAGCGAACTGATGACCTTCATCAGGACGATGATGCCGTACTATGTGAACCTCGCCGAGGAGCAGCAGCTTCTCTCGGGTGACGGCACGGGAGAAAACCTGCATGGCCTGATCCCGCAGGCATCCG